AAATCTAAAACGCGCAAACCCCACAAGATTGACTTGCAGTGCGCCGGTAGCTCGTTGAAGCTTCCGGGCTGTACTGACTCGCGGTTTTCGTACCAACTGGAAACCGTTTGCAAAATGGCTGTCTTCACGCGGCCCGGCATCTGGCCGGGGCCGTTGCCCACAACGCTGCCATCCGTGGCGTAGCCCGCCGTGAAGTGAATCTGTACCGCGTTGGGCACGTAAAGCACTGGCGGCCAAAAGAATCCGGGAGGGCCGGGGAAGATGCGGCCCGGCTCTGAATCGGCGTCGGTAATGTAGAGACCAAACTGGCTGTTGCCGCCGGAAATCGCGGCGTTGAGCGGGCCTTGATTCGTCCACACAACGCCTGTGCCCTCGCCCTCGGGGTCAGGTTGTACTTCTGCCGTTGTGCCGCCAGTAGTTTTGTTCCACGTTGGCGGGTTGGAATCGCTGGTGCCGGGCGTCGTGCAAAGTTGCACGTTGGTGTTGTTGTCCATCACCTTCGCGCCAGCGGCGTATACAGTGCCGGGATACCAAAGCGGCGGCGCGGCAACCATGTCGTGCCACTGGCTGTCGTCCGATGACAGGTACGAAATCCTGTCGATAGAAACCAGCTTGGGCCGGAACAGCTTAATCATCTGTGAGTAATTCCACAGCGTTGTGCTGTATCGCGGCAGCGCGTAGTAGCTTGGCGGGTAGGCCATCTGACTCATGACCGTGTCCACGAAATATGGAAACGAATCAAGCGATTGCCTGAAACCCTTGATGCAAAAACTTCTGTTGGTAAAAAGCTCGGCAGCTTCCGTGGCCGCTTCGATAAGCGTCGTAATCAGCACATCGTCGTCATCAACCGATACGCGCAAATAATTCTTCGCCTCAGTCAATGTGATTGGCTGTGCCGCCGCCGCTTTTTCGATTACCAGTGCCGCCATAAAATTGTTTCCTTAAAGAAGTTGTGCTGGGGCCGGGCAGTTTCTCCCGGCCCCGTTGCACGATTAGCTGTGCTGTACAAGCACGTTGAGCGGGTGGGTTCCGGCGTCGATGAGGTTTGAATCAATACGGGAAAACCCGACAAAGCCAACCTCGCCGAAATCGGCAAAGCGCTCGTCCAAGCGAACGACCTGAAGGTCTTTCACTTTGCGGACGATGAATTTGCTCCACTGGCCGAAAGCAACAGTTGTGGCGCTGGCCGCGATTTGCGGAAAGCTCTGGTTGATGACGTAGGGATAGCCGCAAAGCGTATCGGGCTCGCCATCTTTCACAGCGGGCACCCACAGCGGGCGGCCAAAGGCATCGAGCTGCTTTTTCAAGTTGGCGACGGTTGTGTCGTGCATCATGAATTTGCCGCCCTTGCGGTAGCTGGGGTCAACGCTGTGAATCAGCGAGACGAGGTCTTGGTAGCCAACGGAATTTTCCGCAGTGTTGCCGCTTGCAGCGCCGTAGTTGGTAGCGCCAACAGCGGTAACCGGCACGGCATTGCTGGCCGCAATCGCGGGCAGAATGCCAGTCGGCTCACCTTCGCCAGTGCCGTTCGTCAGGTAGTATTCGTACCCACGGCCCAAGCGCACGGCGAATGCTTCCGTCAGGAAAGCTTCCAGCGAGAAAGCGGAATCCTGAAGCAGTTCCAAAGACACGCGGATAATGCCGGTTGTGCCCTTGTAAGCGCCCAGTGGAATCGAACCCATCAGCACATCGCCGGGTACGCCGGACGGCGCGGAACCCGCCGTGGGGTAGTTAGCCCGCCACGTGCCTGTTCCGGTGTTGTTTTCCAACACTTGCTGAGCTTCACCCAACAGTTGCCACGCCTGTTGCGTGTCATTGCTGGTAGGGAAAGGCAACACAGCGCCGGTTGAGGTTTGGAGTGTGCGGATAACGGAGCCATCGAGCAGCGGCGCAAAATACTTCGTCGCTTTCTCAACGTCGTACACAAAGCCCGCCGGTACGAAATAGCCGCCGGTGGTTCCTTCCGTGTACGTGATGCTCTGCGTACCGGCAATCTGGTCGCGTTTCTCAACGACGGCCATTTCCTTGGATACGCTGTTGAGCCGCAGATGCGATTCAGGAGAGCAACCGCGCGACTTAAAGCCGGGCGCGCCATGCTGTAGGTAATCAAAAAACGCGCTGCGATAACTGGCGGCGACCAGCGCGCGGGTTTCGACGTCCGGCTGCGTGGACGGCTGCGAGGTTGCGCGGCCTTCGAGTTCCGCCTGTATCTTTTCGGCGCGCTCGATGCGGGCAATATCGCCGCCGATGGCTTCGATGTCAGCCAGCATTGCGTCAACCTTGCTGCGCATTTCGACGCTTTGCGGCTGCTTGAGCGATTCCACTACTTGGCTGTGAATGGACGCGCGTTTTTCACGGAGTTCCTTGAGCTGAGACATGATGATTCCTTTTCCGTCCCGTAGGACTAAGCGGGCCGTGTTGAACACAGCCCCACGGAACCACCGGCCCGTGTTACGGGTCTGGCGTTTCGGAAAAAGGAAAGTGGACAGAGACAAAAAAGGCCTGCCGGGGGAAGCGGCAGGCCAGTTCAAAGCGGTAGAAGTGTTCTATTTGTCCCGGCGCATGTTACGCGCGCGGGCATTGAGGACTCTCGCTTTTAAGTCGGCCTTCTTGGCCGCTGGCAAAACTTGAACAGATTGCAACGTGAGGTCGGGCGCAACCCAACCTCTTACTTGCTCATACGTTATGGTTTCAGGAGTCATGTCCGGTTCGTTTCGCGCCTCGTGCATTCGATTCAGCGCCCACGCCAGATGCAAAGTCTTACCCGCTTTTGCAACGTCCTTATCACGCCACACAATCTCCGCCAGCTTGTAAACCTCATACGGCTGCCAATCGCTGGTATCAATGCCGACGGCCTGTAGGTAGGGCGACCACCGTTCATGGATTTCTAGCTGTAGTGCTTGCTCGTTTTGCGTAGCCATCAATTTTCCTCCGGTTCGGATGACGACTCTTCTTCGGCGGCTTGCTGTTCGAGTTGACGGCGCAAATCACGCGCGGAACCCGGAACGATTTCGTCCGCTTTCGGTGGCGGCGGCGCGGTCGGTTTCGTAGATTCGCGGCTTGCTGGCGTTGCGGAAAATTCGCGTTGATACCGCGCCAACAGATTTCCAAGCTGTGTTGCTTGCTTGGAAGCTGGGTTAACAATTCGGCGGGTATGGGCAACGCCTTCTTTGTCGAGAATTATTTCGTCAATCATGGGATGTTCTTCAGCCTCGACCATGAATCCACGCCAGAGTGCGAAAGTGCGAACGTAGGTCTCAATTGCGCTTGCGTCCAAACGTGTGGCTGTTCGGCGCGCATTCAACTGGCGCACAACGCGGTCCCATTCTTCGCTGGCGACAGGCGACAAGTCTTTTGGTTTACGGGGCCGCCCGCCAACGAACACGGCCTCGCTCGTTGTTCTTCGCTGTGATTTTGTTCCCTTCAATTCGTGTAGCTCTTCCGATAGCTCGGGCCTAGCCATTTACCCCTCCACAATGCTTTGTAATTTAACGCGGTCGGCACGGCCAAGTTTCAAATGCGGAATAGACGCACGCACAGCGTCAACTTTTGCCTTGGCTTCTGTCGCTTGCTCAAGCGCGCGCCTCACTTCACGTTCAGTGATTTCTTTCTGTGCCATTTCCGCCATCCACGAATCGCACGCCATAGCGGCATCGGCTCGCTCGTTTGCTTCCCGCTCCAAGAATTCGGGGTCAAGGTCAGGCTTAATAAGCAGCATGTACCGCTTGAAACCCTCGACGTACAATTCGCGGCAGTTATTGTCCACGATTTCCTCCAACCAAAATGGGTGTAAACAGTGACGGTTTTTCCTGTGCCGGTTTTGGGTTGGCTTCTTCCGCTGGCGCGGGCTTCTGGAATCCGTTCCGGCGGCAAGCGGCCAGCTTCTTGGCGCTGCGGCTTTTGCCGCCCTTGCGCCCGGCTTCTGCGGCTGACATTCGTGGCATCGTGATTTCTCCTTTGTGATTCATGCTCACAGGTACGTGTTACGGGTTCATGCTTGGTATCTAAATGGTCCTGAATCTCCGCTGAAAAGTATCGCCGGGGAATAAAAACCGCTGGCGAACTCGCCCGGAATAAAAAGTCAACGCGTCGTCAACTGGCGAACGCTTGCCAGATTGCGCAGCGTCGGAAAAAACACTCCCCTGCCCTTCTGTTATTACACCCAAGAATCAGCACAGCATTGCGCGCGCCCAACTGTTGATTAAAGCAACGCGGAATCGCAATAGAACTATTGATTGCGGCCATGAAAGCGTTAGATTCGTGGCTGTTGCTGGCCCTTTACGCACTACCTACAGCGCGTGCTCGGGCCAGCAACAGGCTTACCAGTCTGCCGGGCGTCGTCAGTTAGTCAGCGGCCAGCGTGCGTTTGCTGCCATAGGTTGTAATCGGTATCTCGATTGAGTGTGAGCGTGTGGGGTTCTGGTCGTTGGGGATTTCTAGCGTTGGTTGCCGGTTTCTAATGGCTGGCCGGAAAGCGGATTAGGACAACGCCTTGTCCATCCGAATCATGCGGCCAAGGATTACAGCGCGCCGCCGGTTCTGTTTATCCCACTCCTGCTCCAGCACATCAAGTCGTC